ATCTTGTCAGTGGTCTTGGGAGGCATGTCGTTTCCTTTGGTTGGTTTCTGCTGAATGCAGAGCTATAGGCACTGACCACGGGGGCCAGTGCCTAATGCACTGGATTCAGTACTCAGCGATGTCGAATGTGAAGGCAGGGATGCCCACGAGTGAGCCGCCCGACTGCTCGACTTGCTTTGTCATGAAGTCAATACCAGCGAAGGTCTGTAGCGAGTTGCGCACGGTGGAGAGGTGGGCCGCTCCCGTCAACGCCTGGTATCCGCTGAACAGGTCGCGCCGTCCGTGCTCAACATGAAGCTCGCCCGCGTGACACGCTGCCCAGTATGCCATGGCTGCACTGTGCTTGTGTGGGGTCAGCATCGGAGTAGAGGACGCGCGACCGTTGCGCCCCATAATCTTACGACCGCGTAGCACGCCCAGGAAGGCATGGAACAGGTCATCAGACATCGGGATCTCCTTGAGACCCTCGGCCCACTCAGCGCGCTCGCGGGCCGCCTCAATGCGGGCCATGGCCCCAATCTCAGGGTCGATGAGCGAAGCCGCAAAGCGTTCCTCGATATTCTTCGTGTGCTTCAGACTGATCAGACTCTCAGCTTGTATCATGCCGTTGGCACAGATGAACGTCCCGATATCCGCCCCATATTGCAGGGTTATCGTGCCATCCAGCGAGGACCTGAGAACCACTTCAAGCATGATACCAGGCACGTCTGAGTGCCACGCAATCTTACCGAACATGTGTGCACCCTTGATCAGCACCTTGTTGCCGTCTTTGTCTTTCACGTTGCGATCGTTCAAGGCGTAGACCTCGTACACAGGTTCGCTGCCGATGAGGGCCGAGAACGTGTCACGGATAGAGTCAATCTGGACCGCGTAGGACATCGGCATATAGGTCTCAGCATGGTCCAGGTCATCCAGTGACGTGACCAGTTCCGTTGTGGGGCTGCAGACATCGGCATAGCTGGCGTGCTTGGCAGTGGAGCCGATGAGGCACATCGTCTTCCGGGCGCCCTCATGATCGGGGAATGGTCCCGGTGTGACACGGGGTGCCTCGCTGAGTGTAGCGAGGGAGAAGGGGCGGCGGGTTTCAAGGGTCATGGTTCTCATTGTCGTTTCCAGTGGCCACGCTGGGCCGGGTCGGCTTGATTGCCTAAGGTGGTTTTACCACTGCGGTAACGGGGTTGTCAATCACTTTCTTTCTGACGGTGCGAGTCAGCACCGGCTGACCCGGTGACGGTGCGAGTCAGGAAGACGGGCCAGGCATCACGCGATCCCGCGCGGGATAGATAGTGTGCAGGACACGTCAAGACCGGCTACCTAATATCAGGTACTTACGAGCACGAAACAGCCGTTTTTCGAGATGCCGTCGCCGTAAGTAGCTGATATCATTGACTTTTATTTCGGCACTTGACAAGTCAACATAGGGTTTAATCGACCGCTAAGGGGCCCTCACTGCGTCGACCTCCTGATGCCATCCCAGTACACTCAGATCGGCTGAAAGCACAGCCTACGCGAAAACGACCTTTTCAGCCTAACGACCATTAGATAAATCCACGGGCCCGATCCGACCCTGTGCCCGGTGCCGATCCTGCCCCGGTAGCGAGCCGGTGAGAACCGATCCGACCCTAGCTCACGGGCCGGTCCATCCGCCGAGCCGGCCCGCCGGTCGGTCCATCCGGCCAGCCGTACCCGTGGCTCTCACCCTGGGCCCAGCCGGGCCAGCCGTCGAGCCGGAGCCGAGAGGGGGGGTATACCCCACCAAGCGCCCCGCCGGGACCCAAGCCGGGGGGCCTTTCCTTTTCCAAAACCATATCTCAAAAGGGCTACCAGAGAGGTATACCCATTTGACACTGTGCCCTTGACACCCGTACAGTCCGGTATTACCATTACGACATATGGGGGGCACATGCCACGGAAAGCAAAGCCGACGACACTCAGCCTTGATCTCGAGAAGGCGCTACTGGAGCGGCTCGATAGCCTGATTGATGTGGTTGCTGCGAGCCCGGCAGCGCGGGAGTTCGGCGTCGACGTCACACAGACACTGGTAGCTCGCATGGCGCTACTGCGCGGCCTCGCGGCGATGGAGGCGGGTCGTCAGACGGGGCGGGTAGCTCCGGCACCTGCAGCAGTGTCGTCGGCGCCCGTGGCTGCGGGGACGCTGGTGGCGCCGGGTGAGGCTGAGAAGCCTGCTGAGCCTGAGGCGAAGGAAGTTGTCGAGCGCGATAGCGCGGGTCACATCAAGCCGCCGGAGGGCTGGCGTCAGTGGTCTGACAACGAGAAGGTGCCGGCTGCGCATGCCTCGGTACATGAGTACTACAAGGCCCAGGGGGTCCCACGATGGTGGGGTAAGGCTGGCGATGAGGTGATTGCGTTTTACTGGTCGCCTGACCCGACGCTGCAGGACGTGCCTGTGTACGGTGGCGTGGACGCCAACGGCAAGGTGATTCTGATTCAGGACACGCCGCATGGTCCTGGCCACATGATTCCTCATGGGTGGACGGCATGAGCGAAGTCGCTGTGAGGCTCGGCGAGGTGAGCCCTGACGCCATCCTGTGGGACGGCTTTGATGATGCGCTTGTGGGTATCGGCGAGCGGTGTGGAATGGCGCCTGTGGCCGTCTACGACCGCGCCAAGTGCATTGAGGCGCTACGCAAGGACGGCTTGTCCTGGGAGGACGCCGAGGAGTATTTCTGTTTTAACGTAGAAGGTTGCTATGTCGGGGAGTTGACTCCGATCATTGCAGTCTTCGATTTCTCGGAGAAATGACATGACTGACATCCGTTATCTCGCCCTGTTCCTGGCCCTGGGGGGCTGCGCCAAGCCTGGGCACGTTCGCCACGAGATTGACCCTCTGGGCTACGTCCACAGCACACTGAAGCCGTATCGCAGCTGGATCGTCTCCTACAGGGAGCAGGTAAAGGTCTGCGAGTCGGCGGAGCCTTGTCATGGTCTTGTGCCGGAGGTCATCATCCACACGAACGGCAACGACCTGCTCAAGCTGAGAGGCAACAGCATCATTACGGTGAAGTACTACCCGAAAGGCTATACGGATGCGGGAATGCTCAAGTGCCGACTGTGGCGCTGCTGGGGATAGTGGAGGAGCGAAGATGCCGCTGTATGAATACGAGTGTGAGAGTTGTGGGAAGCAGGAGGAAGTCCTCCAGAAGCACGGGGACCCCGCACCTGTATGTGAGCAGTGCAAGTACGAGATGAAGCGGCTCGTCAGCATCTCGTCCTTCTCGCTCGAGGGACCCGGCTGGGCCAAGGATAACTACGGCCTCAAGGATGGTGGATAGGCGTGTTACACTTGGCCTGGAGGCCACAATGCCTGACAAGACGGCACAGGAGCTTATCCGTGAGAGGGTCGTAGCTGCTGGCGGCGGGGGCCGTATCGGTGACACGGGTGACCCAGGCACCAGCGAGGCTGAGCTTGAGGGCATGTTGACTCAGATGCGTCGCATGAATCGTGCGGCACGAGAGGCTGACGAGAGCGAACTCACCGAGGCGAAGACGGAGAGAGAACGCGACGACATTCGCTATCGTATGTTGTGGGGTGACATGCTCTACCGCGCCGACGTGAAGCGTATGTCTGGTCGTGGGTCAAGCAAGGTTCGACGGGCCCGGAGGGCTCTCCATGACCACATCGACACGATGAACAGCGTCTATGGGACCAATATCAACTACCCACAGATGCTGGAAGAGGGGGACCCCATTCCCGAGGACGCTGTACCCGTTCACGAGATCCCCACGGAGACGCAGCCTACACGGGTTCTGGGAAGGCGCTTGATGACGCCGGAAGAGCTCGACCAGCCGTAATGAAGCTGCACTGGAGTCTCGGCAACAACCGCATGAAGGTAGGTGGCAAGCTCCTGTGGCTCACAGCTTGCGGCAAGTGGCTGAGGCTGCATCAGTGTGCGCCTTGGGGCAAGCAGGTCACCTGCAAGACCTGTCGCGCTCACATGGACAAGGTTGCCGCCTCGTAGCTCCACGTTACACCCGACTCAGTGGTCGGTTTACGCGCCCGTTTTCCGGTCACTAATCTGAGCCCGTCGGTGGATAGGCCACTGGCGGGTTTTTGCGTGTTGCAAGTCGTGTCGCACACGCTATGATTGTCGTGTCTCGGATGATCCGTGGCATCCTTTGAAATCTTCCTTAGTAGAAGACTGCAATAATGGAGAGGAATCATGGCTAAGTTTAAGCAAGACCAAATCATCCCCGGCGTCACCAAGACGCGTACAAACGCCCTCAAGGTGTACTGTGCCGAGGCTATCGCAGCCAACGATGTCATTGTGGCCACAGGCATGCAGGGTGACTTCATGTCGGTTGTGCCTGCCAAGGCTAATGTCATTACTGAGTGTCGTGGCCCGTTCTTCGTGGCTGACTTCGCGGGTGCGGCTGGTGAGTATCTGCCTCTGGCGCTTCCCTACAAGGTTCTGACAGGTCAGGTCACGAATGGCGCCGCCATAGGTGATGCTGTGTGGCTGAGTGGGGCAACTGATGGTGCCATCACGAATGGTGCTGTTCCTGCCGCCATCGCGACCACAAACGCTTTCTCGCTCGCCGTTAAGGTCGGTCGCGTTTTGGTGAGCGACGCTACTGCTGGCGTCATCCTACTTGAGCCTGGTATGGCTAACGGCGCTCCGTTGGTTGGTAAGGTCACCTGTGCAAGTACGAGTTCAACGCTGACTGGGTTTACCTCTGAGCTTGATGGTGCCCCCGTCGTCGTGTCTATGGACGCAAACATCGCGACAACGGGCGCAGTTATTTCATCAGGTACTTTGACTATTCACCATGCGTCATCGACGGATGATGCAACCTATATGATTCAAGCCTAAACAGTACAGACAAAGAAGAACCCCCGGCGGCCTCGGCTACCGGGGGTTTCTCATGTCTGGAGTTCTCAGCTGTTCATGAGTAGCTCTTGCTCGCGCATAGCTTCCTTACGCCGCTGCTCCATGATCTCAGTGTAGGAGCGCATCTTGTCTGTCTCTACAGCGGCTGAGCTATCGGGGCCCATGTTCATGAGCTTCATGCCCTCAGGCACGGGCTCAGGCACGGGCTCTGGTGCCGGTGCTGCTGCCTGCTTCCGGTAGAGCGGCAGCAGTGCTTCGAGGGCTTCTTCGTGGGTATCACCGCCTGTACGAAGTGCGATGTATCGACCAAATGCCTTCTTGTCCTCGTAGATCTCCGGCGCTTCCTTCACGAGCTTCTGCTCAAGGAGGTTGACCTCTTCCTCGATTTTCTCCTTTTCCTTGGCGGCTGCGGCTTCCTCGAACGCAGTGATGCGCTCCTCGGCAGCTTCTCGAGCCTTGACAGCTTCTTCGAGTGCTGTGCCGTGTGAGCCTTCGAGCTTCTCCTGGGCGTCCGTGAACTCCTTACGGAGCATGTCCAGGGCAGCCTTGTGGGCTACCTGAAGCTCATCAATCTCACGTTGCTTCTCGACCATGGGGTCGACGTCACCGTGCAGCCAACGCTGAACCTTGGCTTCCTCGGCACGAACACGCTGGAGCTGGTCCGAGACCTCCTTACGTTGCTTGGAGATGTCCTGGAACTTGGAGGTATAGCCACGCTGCCAGTTCTGGTACTTGTTCTCGAGGCCCTTGAGGAGGCCGTCTCTGACATCCTCGTCAAGAGTACTGAACCACTCAGATGACTTGAGGCCCTCGAGTTCACCATTCCAATCGATGGCTTCGGGGGGCTCCATGTCTTCAGGCTCAGTAGCGTCTGCTGCCTCAACGGCTTCCCCGGAGTCGGAGTCGCTCATGTCGGAATCGCTACCTACGTCTGAGGTGTCAACTGCTCCGGCGTCGCCGCCTTCGCTGACCTCCGTGACATCGGTGTCTTCTTCGTGTTCGTAGATCACACGCCCTCCATCTCAGCCGGCACGGGTGCGGGGGCCTCGACGGGGGGTGCACCACCAACGGCAGGACCACCCATGGCGCCCATACCTTCGGGCATCGCTTGCGGCTCACCACCGCGCGCGGCGATCATCTCAAGCTGCATCAGGATGTCGAAGTCCTCTGCAATCATGTCGGCAAGCTCCTGGGGCGTCTTGCCCTCAGTCTTGGCGATCTGCTGAGCGGCATCGTACAGAGCCTGCGCGCGCTCCTCAGTAGCTCCGAGTGTGTCCATGAGGGGAGCGAGGTCTACTTCGCCTTCCATCTCCTCGTCTACGACCTCCTCGCCTTCAGCCATCATCTCATCTTCGACCATCTCCTCTTCGGGCATGGGCATCTCTTCTTCGACGATGGCCTCTTCCTCAATCATCTCGCCTTCGTCACCTGCGCCACCTTCGGCCAGGAGAGCATCAATGCGGTCCATGACTGGCTTGATGTCGCGATCAGGATCAACTTTCTTGGGGGTCTCTTCAGCCATGATGTCTCCTATGACAGCAGCAGAGTGTAGAGGATACCACGAGGGTACTAACGGACTTCAGGCAAGGGTGCGCCTGGAATGAGATTTGGGTCAACCAGTTCAAACGTAGCAGATGTGCCTACTGCGTTGATGAACTTATTTGGGAGTGTACGACGCTCGCCGGTCTCTCGGTCTTCGTAGACTACGGAGTCACGGATGGTGTCGTCTTTCACACGTCGCAGACTGCGTTGACTTGCGCCTGCTTGTCGTTGTGCGTACTCGACGAGTTCAACGTCAGTGAGTCTTCCTTTCATAGACGGATCCGGCATGTCATTCCCCCTTGGCGAGCTGTGATGCGCTCTTGGTTTCTTTACGGCCTTCAGCCTTGAGTCGCTTGTTGTGTGTACGAATCTCTTTGACCATCTTCTCATTGAGGCTGCTGTCCCTCTTTTTCTTCCAGCTTCGGTGCCGGATGGCATCCAGTCGCTGTTGACGTTGGGTATTTGACTCACTTTCAATGTGAACCTTCTTGCCGGGGAAGCGTGTCTCGATGGTCTTGACGCATCGGTCGAAGTCTTCCTTGGTCTCAGCCTTACCGAGCACGCCGAAGTCTACAGCAGCGAATGAGCCTGGGCCTTGGCCATGGATAGCGAAGCGCATACCGCTGAGGCTCACCGACATGGGCACTTCGCATTCAGGGCAGCTGTCAGGGCCATCCTTGCGTCTATACATGACTTCGTATTCTCGATGCCCACAGTCGTGGCAGACAAGGTCATTCATCATCCAACTCATCGGGCGTCACTCGGCACTTCGATGCGGATCACATCACCGGACTGCAAATCATTGGGGTCTGCGTCTGGATCGACGTAGTACTCCGACCCGTCATCAAACACGAACACTTCAACTTCAGCCCCGCCAATCGTACGGTATTGAGACGCGTATGCTTCGGATTGCGACTTTTTATCGTATTCCTGCAGTGCGGCTTTTTGGGCAAACTCAGCTTGAGCGCCTTCGTCGTGTAGAAAATCAGTCGCGGCGTCTTTGCCCTGAGCGTCTCTCACGACTTTCTCACCTACGTCGCGATACTCAGCGACCATCCGATTCTCATACTCTTTCAAGTCCTTGGGCGTCCCCCTGGTTGGCGGCAACTCGCCCCCCTTGCCCCCGCTGCTGGTACCCTGTGTCGTGGCGCCCCCGTAAGTACCTCCCTTGCTCGAAGAGCCGCTGCCGGGCACGTATGTGGCGGAGCCTCCAGGTCGCTGCCCTGCCATCTGGCGCGTCCCTGCCGCTACAGATTCTTGTGCAGGTGCATCAGTATCCATATCGATGTCGAGGTCCTGAAGCCTGTCGCTATCCACGTCGAGGTCTGCCTCGAGGTCGACTCCTTGCTGGATAGGCTTCATCACGCTTGACTGGGTACCCCCTTGAGGGATCCCTGCGCGTAGCTCTTGCATGTATTGTTCGTATGTTTTTGCCATCATGTCATCGTACTCAGCCACTATGCTTCCGGTGCACCTTCACGGATGGGAGCGCCGCCACCAGCAGCGAGGCTGGCTTCAGCCGGCGGGCCGCCGGGAGCCTCACCACCCTCAGCGCCGAGCATGGCGGCTATCTCGGGCGGGATACCACCACCGGCAGCGCCGCCGAGAGACGCTTGTTGTGCCATGGCTGCCTCGGCTGCGACCTTCTGCGTCACATCCTCTTCAGGCATGATGATTCGAGACGGGAGGCTGAGACCTGCCACGACTTCTTCAGTGAGGCGGCGGGTGTCGATGTTCGGGTTCTGCGCCAGGAACGGGAGAAGCTGCAGCAGCGTCTCTGACATCACAGCGGGGTTCTGACGGATGGGGCTGTAGCTGACCATCTTGAAGTCGACGTCCACGTCGCGGATGTTTGAGTGAGTGAGTTCGGCCCACTTACGGTTGCCTGAGATGCGGACCATACGCGGCTCTCTCATGTACTTCTTACACAGGTAGAAAGCCTTCTTGGCTACGTCCTCGATGGCGTCATTGAGGTGGCCTTCGCGGGTCGCGAGTCGTGTCTGCATCTGCGCATCGATGATGGCCATCTCAGTTGCTGTACGAGCACCTGTGACCTGGCCACGGGCTGCTTCGGCAAGGGCCGAGATGAATGCAGCGTCATCTTCCTGACGGGCGATGAACTCTTTGACCCCGACGGGGTTCTGCGGCATCGGCATCTCATAGAAGAGAGTCGCCAGTGTGCGCAGTGCCTCACTGTTCTGAGGGGCGATTCCGACGAACGCACCTGCGGAAGCCTCGACAGCCTTATTGAGGTCTTCTTCGGTGATGCGTCCTGAGTCGAAGAGGATGCGGGGGATCATCAGGTAGGTGATCTGCTTCATGTGTGTCAGCAGGTCATTGACGGTCTCTTGCTGGTGGAGCACAAGCTGGACTTCGCTGAGTCCCAGGCAGTCCACGCCAGACTGGTTCAGCGTGAACATCGAGTAGGGGATGTAGTCAATCTTCTGCTCGAAGACGACGGCATCAGCCTGCTTCACGTAGTGCTGCATGATGCCCTGTTCACGGTCGTAGTACTCGTAGACCGTGACCCACTCGAACACGTCGCGTAGGTTCTGGGAGCTCTCCTTCTGGTTCGGGTCGAGCAGCCACTTCGGATAGCGGTCGGGGCGCACATCAGCGAGGTTCTCGCCCTTGTACTGGCCCGTCTCGACGCGGCGCTTGAACTCCTCGTACGAGATGACTGTGGCTTCAATCCAGTAGCGGATGTCGTCGGGGTCTCGGACGGTGAGGTCGAAGAAGATCTGTGACGGGTTCACTGCACGAACGACGGGGATGTCACGCTTGTCATCCCAGCCTGTCTTGAAGATGCCTCTCTTACAGAGTACCGAGTCGATAAGAGCGGTGGCTGCCTTACGACGGAAGCGGTTGGTCTCAAAGATGTACTCGACGAGACCGGTGACACTTACAGCGTTTGGCTGAGAGTTGGGGTTGCGCGCAACTGCCGCGACTGTTGGGTTGGGTCCCAGCAGCGCGCTCACCGCCGTATCAGCGATTGCATAGATGAGGTTCTTGCTGCACAGGAAGTTCCTGGCGGCAGAGACATCGCTATCAGCCATCGAGTAGAAGTCACCACGATAAAACCGACGGGCCTTATCGAAGTTCTTCTTCTCGTTCTGACGGTAGAACCGAACGTGCTGGTCGATGAGCTTTGACAGCTTTGGCATTGTGAACCTCTTCTATGCAGCCGAGGCTACTTCTCTTCCTTCTTCTCTTCTTTCTTCTCTTCTTTCTTCTCTTCCTTCTTCTTCTCGTCGGGCACGATTGCTTGAGGTCGCTTACCCACCTTGGGGGGCGCACCCTTCACAAACGGGTCCATCGGGCCACCGGGGGCGCCTGGATCCTTGACGCCCATGATGGCACCTGACCGCTCACCTGCGGGCATCCCGAGAATCTCATCCTGGCGCGACTTGGGCATCGAGCCGAATCTCTCCTGCTCCTTTGGCGTCATGGCCTCGATGGCAGCGCGACGCTTCCGGTCACCTTCCGCAGCTTGCTTCTGCATCACATGAATGTTGATGGGATCGAGCGAGGGGGGTGTCTTCTTGTCAGGCATGTCTACATCCAGTTTCGTGAAATAGGTCGATAAGGTGAGCGTGCGTCTCGGCTCTTCTGTGTCTTGTGTTTATCAAGGTCGCCAATAGTAACCTGTCCAGGTACGCGCTCAGAGACTACCTCGTCTGGCAGACTTGTGAAATGCCGGCGGGAAAGAATATCGGCGGCCATCACAGCAGTACGCGCGCGGTCAAAGTGGTGAACCGTTCCGTCTTGCCCTCGGACGCGCTTCTTGCGGCTGCCGTCGTAGTTCAGTAGCTGGTGCAGCATCCCGCGACTGCGAATGTCGAGGTCTTCTTGGCGCAGCATCTGGACCAGCCTGGCTTCCGCTTCTTGTAGTCGCTTGTCGGTGGCGTACCAGCCTGGGTGGTTTCGGTCTGTCCAGAGTAGGTTGCGCGCGCCTCCATCCTTCAAGATGGCGATGCAAGCTGTGGCGTTGGACTCGACTGCGATCATGGCGTTGAGGTACCGCTTCTGTATACGCTCGAGGCGGCGTGCGAAGCGGTCGGGTGTCTCTCGGTCTTCCCAGAAGGCAACCTCTCTACGCTCAGTCGCGTCCCATACAGTGAGCGCGCTCTTGTCACCTGTGGAGCCGAAGCCGGCAGGGTCAGCGGTGACGAGGTACTTGTGACCGGGCAGTGGCTTCTCGAACTCATGGCAGCCGAAGTCACCCAGCCTTGGCTCAGGTACGGCCCGTTCAAGCGCAGGCTTGAGAATCTCGGCAGGCATGACTGGGTTCAGTGTGCCGAGCCACCCGTCGTAAGAGTCGCTGGGGTACTTGGATGAGAACAGTCGCGCGTCACCGACGAACTCGGTGCCCAGCGCACGGCGACGGAAGGCCATATTCTCGAGTGACATGCCCTCGTGGCGCTGTTGATACTCGCCCTCGACGGCAGTGGGGTCGAACCCATCTTCAAGCTCACGGCAGCTCTCGTCTTTCCACCACTCGAGGAACAGTGGGTGGAAGCGGCTGCCGCCTTCAAGAGCAGAGCGCCACATTTGTTCATGGTGGCTGCCAGCACGCCCAGGTGTCGACTCCAGTATAACCCTGGCGTTGGGTCGTTTATTCACGGTCGGGAAGATATTGATGGCTGCCTTACGCTGCCACTGCGCCTCACCGAACTCGGTGATGACCAGTCTATCGATTGAGCGACCGATGGCCGGAGAGCGGCCACCTGCAGTGAGCACCTTGATGCCGCCACCGTGCGCGAAGTGCATCTGCGTAGCCCCTGCTTTGCGCCCTGCCTCGAGAGGCATGCGCACGTCTTTAGGCATGCGGTGGTACGTAAACAGGATGCGCTCGAAGATGTCCTCAGCTGTGTCTTGGCGCTCTGCGATGAGCAGACCCTTCACACCTTGTAGGTACATGCAGTCACGGAGCAGGAGCATGACACTGATTGTAGTAATCTTGGCCTGCCTGAACTTGTTGACCATGATCCATCGGTGCTTGTCGTATGTCTCAAGCAGCTGGCGCTGTGTGCTGGTCGGCTCCATGAAACCTGTAGACTCGTCTTCTCGAACGATTTGACACATCGACACAAACGCATCGGGTGTCGCGAACATGGCGCGCATCTTGGTCGGATGAATAACGTCGCAGTCAGCGAACTTTGCGCCGCCGAGTGTCTTCTGGTTCAGGATCCGTTGCGACGGTGTTTGTCTGTTGGGTTCACTGGGCATATAAGGAATGTTATCATGCAGGTGTGGTTTGTGCCCGGAGTCCCCGATGGCGGATAAATGGATCAAGAAGGCTATCAAGAAGCCGGGCGCTCTGCGCGAGGAGATGGGCGTCAAAGAGGGCGAGAAGATTCCTGCCAAGAAGCTGAACGCAGAAGAGACCCGCCTTCGTAAGAAGGGTGAGGGAGAGAAGAAGCTGTCTGCCGCTGATCGTAAGAAGCTGCGCCGCGTTGTCTTGGCTCAGACACTCCGAGGTATGAAGTAATGCCAACAGGAACCGACGTTCGCGCGACGACGCAGTCGGACCTCCAGTCGGCGCGCGGGCGGGATAGCAAGCGGAAGCAGCTCCGTGGGCTCGTCAAGAGTTATATTAAAAAGAACCCGAAGCCGAAGCCCGGCAACACAAAGATTTACTGACAAGAATCAGGGAGCCGAGATGCCGTCCGACGAAGACAAAGAGACGTTGGAGGCGCTTCGCAGAGAGGCGCAAGATGCAGAGGCCAAGTTGCTGAAACGCGGCGGCCCCAAGCTGGGCGGTGTCAACCTGGGTAAGGGCGAGTATGGGGGAACAGAGACATCTCGGGGCACCCTGAAGATGCCTGAGGGCATGACACTTGCTCAGATACGTGCCTGGAAGAAGGCACGCGACAAAGAGCTGACCCGTCTGGATGATGAGAAGAAGAAGCAGTAGTCGAGACTTGCACTTGACGCTGCAATAGTGTAAACCAGATGTACGCACCCATCAGGTGTGTCGGGTAGCCACCAAGGTCCGGCATCAAAGCATCGCAGGGCAGGCGACAACCAGTAAACTTTTCTCAACTATGGTTGGGGGTTTCGGTTTTGTCCGCCACCCGACCGCGAGGCTAAAATGGCTATCAGCACAGAACTTCTGAACACCACGTTTGCGGATCTCCGTAAGCCCCTGGTGAACTCATTTGTTCGCAGCAATGAACTGTTCGAGTCGCTTGACAAGAAGGCCCGGATGCCCATGGAAGGCGGAACGTATATTGAGCGTTCCTTCTCCGGTGGTGCTCCTGCCCGAGGTGTCGGTGTCTACGTCGGTGATGAGCTGCTGAACATGACCCGTCGTCAGCAAATCCGTAAGTTCCAGGTGGAACCGCATCGGATCGTTGTCGCTATCAACATTCCCAAGCGGGAACTCAACCAGAACAGTGGCAAGCTTGCCATCATTCGTCTGATCGAGGAGTATCCTCAGACCACGATGGACGGTGTCAAGGGTGACCTTAATAAGTACCTTCTCACTGGTGTGAGTCGTGGCTTGGTCTTCCAGTCCGCTGAGCTCAAGGGCTTCCTTACTCTGAACGGTCAGAAGACTGACGGTGTCGGAACTGGTGTGACCAATGGTCTCATCGAGTTCGTGGCTACTGGCTCTCAGACTCAGACTACTCAGAGTGTCGCCAAGAGTGCCAGCACCTTCCACTTCAACCAGTATGCTGACATCAGCTCGTGGTCTGCGAACGGGATTACCCAGCTTCGCAAGACTTATCGGCAGTGTGCTCACTACGCTGGTGGTACCGCGAAGGGACCGGATCTCGTCATCATGGACGACGATACCTACACGAACTTTGAGGACAGCCGACGTGACAACGTCCGAGTCAGCATCGTTGATGAGAAGATCGACAAGAGCAACACCCTGGGTCTTTCCCTCGGTCTCGCTCAGGTCCATTCTTCCATTGATCTTGCGACCTCGGACTTCAGTACGCCAGCCAATGACGGCGTGACTTACATGCTGAACACTGACTATCTGGAGTTCCCGATGCTCGAGGCTCCGACCATCTCCGAGTTCAAGGAGAGAGTTGGTGATCAGGACGTCGTGACTGCGCTGTTCTCCATGCAAGGCAACATCATTTGCACCAAGACTCCAGCCCAGGGCTGTGTGTCTGGTGGTGCGGCATAGGAGTACATCATGGCATATGGAAATCAGTTCAAGTCCTCTCCGATTAGCGACATCACTACTGCTGATGATGATTCGCTTTACCCGCTGGGCTCTACTTATGTTGAGTCGGCGGATAACGTCGTCGCAGCAAACAGCACCCATGAGGGTGACCGTTTGTGGGTCTACGTGAAGGGTGGTGCGAGTGGTATCACAGCCAACTCGGTAGTCGCGCGTGCAGCCGGCACTTCTCCTTTCACAGGAGACGACGGCGCTGCTACGAGCACTACTGCTGAGGTCATTGGCATCGCTAACTATGCGATTGCTACGGACAAGTATGGCTGGGTTATCCGTCGCGGTTGCGCCGAGGCGGATTGTCTTTCGGTGACCCAAGGCGTAGACATTGTAGCTGCCGCATCTGGCGAGGTTAATGACGTCGCTAGTCCCGACGACACTGCTCGCTTCCTTCTTGGCACTGCGCTCGACACAGCAGCGACGGCTCTCGGTACCGTGTACCTTACACTGCCGTAGTCAATCACTGCGTGATACACTTGGGGCCGGGGCTTATATAGTCTCGGCCCCTCGTCTTTGGAGGTCTTGTGAACGTATCCCTCGGTGCCCTTAGAGCCCGGCTTCTCGACCTCCGTTCATGGGACAGCAGCGGTGACACGCTCAACAACCGCATTCGTGCTGCCCTGAACCTTGCACTGGACCGCCTTGCTGGCGATGTACCAGAAGCCTTGGTACCCGACGAGGAGCACATTGTCCTGTACGCGGACGTGGACTCTGGGACGTCTACAGTCGATGCGCGTCTCAAGTTTACGACTGACCGCCGGGTGCTGGAGTTCGTTGACACAGCAGGTGCTGGCATCGCTGACGGTGCATCTCTTACGACATGGCGGCCCACCATCACAGGTGAGTGGGACGGTATCATGCACCTTGAGATTACAGACCCTGATGGTGTCGCACATCGACGTCAGAGTCTTGAGTGGTGGAAGGACACTTCGGGTAGCCCGACGCGCTACTACGTGAGCCTCGACCGCCCATGGAGAAATATCACAGACACGGAGATGACGTTCCGTATCCATCAGCCTGAGTTCTTTGTGCAGGATGATGTGATGGAGTTGCTGGAGCCTGGTCGTATCTGGGACGGTACCAAGCAGCAGGTCTGGGCCATTGACACGGCTGGTGCGTATCGCCAGGACATGGTGGACTTTCAGGGCGACTCAGGTGGTCGTCCCTATCGCATGTGGCGAGGGCGCCACTTCCAGCTACCGGCTCCGACTGAGCCGCCTCAGGTCATAGAAGCCTTCAATGATCAGGTGCCCAAGAATGTAGTGACGGAAGAGGGTAAGCCCGTCTCGACGCCGATTGGTAGTCCTGGCTCTCCGACTGAGGTGCAGCCTGGTGGTGACGACCATCCTGCTTTTGTGACTGAAGTCGTCGGATCTGGAACCACGAGTGCGGGGACGTCAGGAACTGCGGGCACGGCGGCCCTTGCCCCGCTTGTCTCGGGTGCTTCGGGGCCGGGCGCCTCGGTTCTTGGGTCTACCACGGGAACACCTGCAGTCGACTCTGATTATCAGTGGCACACAGCCAACACACTGCGTGCGGGTACTTGGGCGATTCGATACACATATGTATGGGGTCGTCGTGACGAAGAGTGGGAGCAATCGCCGCTTGTCACGCCGGGCAGCAACACAGAGCAGGACAGCTCGTACAAGCTGACCTGGGCGTATGAGCCTGCAGGTACGGTGGTCTCAGGTGTGAACAAGTATTCAGGCGTTCACGACCCTGTGTGGGAGAGTGCCCCCTCTCCGGCGACGATTGTGCAGCAGACCAGCAGCGGTGCCCTGGTTTTCTCCGCGACCAACATCGATGCGATGCTGGGCTTCGGTGATAGCGCCCAGACACGCTTTGGCCGCACAGGTAGGCGTATCCGTTACTACGTGGCGCATCTTGGCACAGAAGGCAACACAGGTGACTTCAACGCCGTAGAGACCAACTACCGCTACCACCTGCTGTGTGAGGTCGAGCCGACCTATGATCAGGTTGATGCCTTGACCACGGCAGGGAAGACAACCCCGACGAGCGTGTCTGCTCTTGGCGGAGGCGCTCGAAAGGGTGGGCGCATCGTGTGGAACGGTGACCAGTTGTATGACTACCATCGCCCACTGAAGCACAGCACTGGCTACTACGCATGGAAGGCATACCCGCGTCAGAACAATCGGTATGAGCTCGACTTGCGTGTGCTGAGGCTGCCGAGGAAGTACATCGATGACCAGGATACGGCACCGATTCAGCGAGATGCTGTACCGGCGCTTATCGAACTGACGCTATATTATGTGTCTCTTGTTGATGGCAACGACCAGACTGGCGCTCAGGCACATCTTCAGAGATATCAGGAACTTGCGAAAACGTATCGCCAGAGGTACGGCAGTCCGGGCGGTATCGTCGAGCCGGTGCCTATTACGGGTTACCATAGTCGGCACCAGTACGGTAAGTTCTCAAACAGTCAATGATTGGCTTGGTCCCCGCGCTTTTGTGGGGAGAACAACAACATGAGGTGAAGTAATGGCCGAAGCGAAGAAGTATCCCCATCTGTTTGCGTTGCCGCGACCGAAGCTGGGTGACCAGATGTACCGACGTACGCTGGTCCATCAGTATGAGGAAGCCCTCGTCGTCAGCATCATTGGCAGAGACCCTGACTCGGTGAACTGGACGGCGACTCTGATGACCAAGAATGGCATCGAGTTTGTCAGTGGTGATGTAGAGCATCGCGGTATCCACAACTGGGTACCGAAGGGTTGGGAGTACGACAAGGAGAACGCCACTTGGACGGTCCCAGCGGAGACGCTCCGTAAGTCAGATGCTGTGGACGAGGACCCAGAGGAGGCGATCAAGGAGGCCAACACCGATGTGTTTGTCCTTCCTCAGCCTTGGGATAATGAGAAGTTCATGTCTTGGAAGAGTCGCGCAGTGAAGTCTGTACCGGCCCTTCGGAAGCATTCGAGTTCGGGCGCGCTTCTCTCAGATGCGTGGAAGAACAAGGAATACGAGGTTCGGCTGTAGCAGTCGAGGAGCGCAGTAGTGGCAGGGCCCGCACAACAGCAGCCGCAGTCAATCGTGATTCCCCCTGGTGAGGGGCGACAGACCTATGAGTCTACCGCTCTTGCCTGGAAGATTCAGAATCTCGAGACGACACTGGACGGCACGCTGAAGAGCATCACAGGCCCTGCCGCTCTGCGCATCACTCGTAGGGCGGGCAGCCTTGACGCAGGTGATGTGGCTACGGCAGGCGCTCCTACGACTCAGTACTGGAACACAGGCCGACCTCACAGCGTCTTTCATGCGGGCCTGCAGGCGGGGGCAGCATCGATTCTGCTGTATCGATTCGGCAGCAAGATGTACCGCTTCCTTGGTTCTCACGGCGGGGGCGCGTCACCTGCAGATGAAGTCATCAAGCTGGGCCTTAACGATCCGGCAGTGCCGCTGTATCCAGACCAGTACGTTGTGATGAATGATCAGGTCATCTGGACCAACGGCGTAGACCGGGCGCAGATCATTACATACGACGGCTCAGTCGGTGATCT